TTGCTTTAAGTGATCAAGTATCGTTTCCATGGTTTGCTCCAGCAGGTACAAGACGTGGTGGCATAACAAATGCTAGTGCTTCAGGTTTTGTTGATGCTGAAGGTGAATTTAAATCAATCGCTCTTAATGAAGGACAAAGAGATACATTGTATTCATTAAACATTAACCCAATTACATTCTTAACAGGCGCTGGACTTGTAAACTACGGTCAAAAGACTAGAGCTAAGAATGCTAGTGCGTTAGATAGATTCAATGTAGCGAGATTAGTAATTTACTTAAGATCACAACTTAAGAAACTTGCTAAGCCTTATATCTTTGAGCCAAATGATAAAATCACAAGAGATGAAATCAAGGCACAAGTAGATAGCTTAATGTTAGAACTTGTTTCACAAAGAGCGTTATATGATTTCCTAGTTGTTTGTGATGAGTCCAACAATACACCAGCTAGAATAGATAGAAATGAACTATACGTTGATATCGCAATTGAACCAGTGAAAGCTGTGGAATTTATTTACATTCCATTGAGACTTAAAAACACTGGAGAAATAGCAGGACTATAAACGGATAAATAAAAGTAATAGGAGCATATAATGGCAATTTCAACACTTTCAAGATTAACAGTACCACTAGATAGTAACGCAAGTTCATCTAATCAAGGACTGTTGATGCCAAAATTAGGATACCGTTTTAGGGTGTCACTAGAAAATTTTGGAGTATCAAGTCCAACTACTGAGCTTACGAAACAGGTAATGGATGTTACAAGACCGAACGTATCGTTCGATCAAATGACAGTTGATGTGTATAACTCAAGAGTGTACCTAGCAGGTAAACACACTTGGGAGCCTATTACGCTTAACTTACGTGAAGATGTCAGCAACAACGTTCAGAAACTTGTTGGCGAGCAGTTACAGAAACAATTAGACTTCTTTGAAATGTCAAGTGCGGCTTCAGGAAGCGATTACAAATTTGTTACTAGAATCGAAATACTTGATGGTGGTAACGGTGCTAACGCTCCTACAGTGCTTGAAACTTTCGAGCTATATGGTTGCTATGTAGAATCAGCAAACTACAATACGTTGAATTATGCTGAATCTGCTCCAGTAACAGTAACACTTACTGTTAGATACGACAACGCAATCCAGACTCCACAAGGAACTGGAATAGGTACAGCGATAGGTAGAACAATCAACACAGCTATTACAGGCGGTGGTGCTTAATCTATAAAAATATTCAAAAAGGGCCTACGGGCCCTTTTTTTATGACCTCACAGAATTAACTATTCGGTTTATTTCTAAAGATAAATATTAGTATGGCAAACTTATTAAATGGATTTTTAGATAACGTTGTATCAGGGGCATTGAACCCAAACGGTAACCTTGCTGATAAACAACATGCGGCAAGACTGTATGTTGATGACAGTCATAGGTTATCTCCAAAAGTAAAATTTCTTTATCACGTAAGTTTTAACATAAACAGAGAAGCCGCAAGTGTTATACCACAGTTAGCAGAAAAACATCTAAACGAACTTAATATGTTAGTTAAGTCGGTTACGTTGCCACAGTTTAACATACAGACAGATGTTAAACATCAATATAACAGAAAAAGAGTTGTTCAGAAAAGGATAGATTATGCTCCAATTACAATGGTATTTCACGATGATGCTTTTGGTGTTACTACTGCTATGTGGGAAGCATATTACAGATATTACTATAGAGACGGAAACTACGCAAAGGTTACACCAGACGGAAGTGTAGATGCTACAATAACAGAATACCAAGTTCCTTCTCAATTTAACAGAGGAAACATGTTGTCTAAACAGATGTATAGATACGGTTTTGACAATGATAGTTTTCAACCTTTCTTTAACAGTATTACAATAAGTCAATTATCTAGAAAAAGATATACGTCTATGACATTAATAAATCCTATCATCAATCAATGGTCGCATGATACTATGGATAATTCAGCAAGTGAACCTGTTGCTAATACAATGTCATTAGAATATGAAACAGTACATTACAGTAGAGGACCTATTAAAAATGGAAGTCCAAAAGGATTCGGCGAAGAGCATTATGACAAAACAGCAAGTCCAATTTCACTAGCAGGTGGCGGAGCAGGTAGTTTATTAGGTGCGGCAGGTGTATTAGCCGGCGGCGGATCTGTCCTAGCAGATATACAAGGCGGTAACATAAGTTTTGGTACAGTATTAAAAGCGGCCAATACTTTACAAAATGCTGGCAACCTTACACAATCAGGCATTGGCGGAGAGCTTCTTGGTTCAGCAGTAGATGCCATTGGACAAACTACAGGAATAGATGTAAGTGGAGTAGCAGGCGTTGCCTTTCCAAAAGGTGGTGGAGGAGGAGGCGGTCTTTCCACTATAGCTACAGCGGCGGCAGTAGTTGGTGGCGGTAAACTTATAAATGATTTTATGAATAGCGGAGCAAGTTCATCAAAAGCGGCTCCAGAAGCAAACGCAAATGACGGACCAAGATATACAGACGACGATTACGTAGGTCCATAGGAGAAAAAATGTCATACGGAAGTTCAGGTAGTAGCACAGGTACAAGTAGTTCAGGAACAACATCAGGAGGATCTTCCACAGGTGGTTCAACTGGAATTAATTTAAACTTGCCTCAAAAACCAAAAAGTGATTCAGCAGGTGTTGTTAAAAAATATTTCAATACATACTACGGAAAGGAACTAGCATTTCCTAGTAATGACGTGGATGCTGTTATAGGATTTTTAGAATCAAAAGGTTTTGAAAAATCATCTGCTATATCAACAGGCACAGTAATTTTACAACAGGCGAAAATTGACGGAGTAAAAGTTTTTGAACTGTTAGATACTCTCAAAGGACTTGATAAATTACAATTAAGTTACACAGTAACACAAGTATTAAACTTTAATAGACAAAAGATTAGCACACTTGGTTATAAAGTAGCTAACGAGCAGAAGCCTACAGAAGCAAGAAACATCATGGGGTAACCAATGAAGCGTTGGGCCCAAGGCAAATACAATCTTAAAAATCCAGACAAGTACGTAGGAAAGAAAACTCCTACATACAGATCAAGTTGGGAATTTCATTTTATGAAATTTTGTGACGAGAATCCTGCCATTGCCGCTTGGGCAAGTGAAGCAATAAAAATTCCATACAGAAGTCCGTTGACAGGTAAACCAACTGTATACGTTCCAGATTTTTTTATACAATATAAAAATAAAAAAGGCAAAGATAAAGTAGAACTAATAGAAATAAAACCTAGTACTCAAGCAATGCGTGAAAGTTTAGGTAAAAATAAACAAAATCAAGCATCATATGTACTAAATATGGCAAAATGGGAAGCCGCAGGTAAGTATTGTAAGTCAAAAGGAATAGGTTTTAGAGTAATTACAGAAAAAGAGCTGTTTCATCAAGGCAGGCGTGGATAATTCAGCAAGATAAATAATACTAGCATATAATGGATTTGATAATATGAGCAAAAAATTAGAGGAACTTCTTGATTTACCTGATTCTAAAGAAATAATAAAACAGGAAAAAGAAAAAGAAACCAAAGATGTTGTAGCACAACAAAATGATACTCTAAGAGACATTGCTGAAATGGATAAGATTTCAGCCGCACTTCCACAGGTTAAAGGCTTAGGAGAAATGGCTGACACAGAACTTCAAGAAGTATCAGATAAAGCAATGGAAGCATACGAAGATTTAATGGATCTAGGTATGAATGTTGAGTCCAGATATAGCGGAAGAGTGTTTGAAGTAGCAGGGCAAATGCTTAAGACCAACCTTGATGCCAAAGTAGCAAAGCTAGATAAAAAATTAAAGATGGTAGAGCTACAATTGAAAAAGGAAAAACTAGATAAAGATGGTAAAGTTGACGGTGAATCCATAGTTCAAGGGGAGGGTTACATCGTTACAGACCGTAATAGTTTGCTTGAAAAACTAAAGAATATGGATAAATAATTGTAAGGACAGGATTATGTTTAAAGAATATCTAACAGAAGCAAAAAAAGAATATAAATTTAGCATTGGACTTGCTGGTGAAATGCCTGAGGGATTTGCCGATGAGCTAGAAGAATGTTTAAAAAGATATAGTGTCAACTCTATGTCAGCAGGAAAAAGAACGCCAATTCAAGAGCGTCCTTTAGATTTTCCACAGTTAAGTAATTGTGAAGTTACTTACTTTGAAGTATCACTTGCTTATCCAACTACACCACAAGTATTGGAAGAATACATTTCACAATGCTGTGCTTGTGAAAGATCTAACATAATTGTAAGAACAGAAAATGATCCAAGAATTGATTACCAACAAACAAAAGAAGAAGATCCATACGAAACTAAACTAGAAAAAGAAGATATGGGTCAAGCTGATCCTAAAGCACAAGAACAAGTAGGCGGCGAAAGAGTAATGGGTCTTTTGAAAGAGCTAGAAACTGCTCGTAAAGAAAAAGAAAATGATCCAATCGCAGATGTTAAACCGGGTGATTCAAAAGATATCAGCGACAACGTTGGAACAACATCACCAATAGGGAGCAAGTAATATGAAAATGAAAGATATGATTCAGAAGATGACTGACATCGAAACTGAAGAAAAATCAAAACAACCAATTAACGAAGCGGCTTCAATGAACATCTCAATGACAGGTGATGATGCTAGTCAAGTTGGACAGTTAATGGCAATGATGAGAAACGCAGGAATGGATCCAAAGCCAGTAGGCGGAGACATGCCGTTGCCAATGAGAAAAGACATTGATAAGTTTAGAGGAATAGTAGGAGCACAGGACGATGATCCAGAAATTCCAGGCAAGGACGATGTTCCTGGTGATAAAGATTTAAAAGCAGGTTTACTTGGAAAAGCCTTAGCAGGTGTCGGCGGTTCTGTAGCAGGTGGTGCTTTAGATAAAGCAACTGGCGGAATGGGTTCAGCATTAGGAGCAAAAGGTGGAGCGGCACTTGGCGGAATGTTAGGTGGCCCAGCAGGAGCGGCAATCGGCGGAGCGTTAGGTTCACAAGCACCTAAGATCGCAGGCGGTATGGCAGGAGCGGCTTTAGCAGATGATTCAGAAGCAACTGAAGGCGACTACGCTAACTCACCAGATGAAAATTACGCACCATATTCAGATATGGTACGCGGTGGAAATGATTTAAACAAATCCAAAAAATCTTATCCAAAAGTAGCAGGCGGAGATAATCCAAGGGCACTATCAGATAAGATCAAAGAAGAATTAACAGCTTTATATAAGCAGTACAAATAATTCCCCCCAGAACTTTGCGAATCAAATAGGCTCTCCGGAGCCTATTTTTTTGGTTAAATATGTATATGAGCAAGAGTTTAGACGGCGTATTAACCAAGAAAGCCAACCAAAAAGAAACATTTACTGAACAACAGATTGCGGATCTAAAAGCATGTACTGATCCAGCATCAGGTTATTTGACCTTTTGTCAAAAGTTTTTCAACATACAGCATCCTGTTGAAGGTAAAATGTTATTTGAGCCTTTTGCCTATCAGGAACGTTTACTAGAAAGTTATCACGATCATAGATTCAATATTAATATGTTACCTAGACAAAGTGGCAAGACAACAACTGCCGCTGGTTATCTATTATGGTATGCTATGTTTCATCCAGATCAAACTATATTGATTGCCGCACACAAATATACAGGTGCTCAGGAAATTATGCAGAGAATTAGATATGGTTATGAATTATGTCCTGATTATATTAGGGCAGGAGTTGTAAACTACAACAAAGGATCTATGGAGTTTGAAAATGGTAGTAGAATTGTTAGTGCTACTACTACAGGTAATACTGGTAGAGGTATGTCAATTTCTTTGTTATACTGTGATGAGTTTGCGTTTGTAAGTCCTACGATAGCAGATGAATTTTGGACTTCTATATCTCCTACACTAGCAACAGGTGGTCGTGCTATTATCACATCAACACCAAATTCGGATGAAGATACCTTTGCTATTATTTGGAAAGAAAGTCAAAATAAATTTGATGCCAACGGAAACGAACAAGAAGTAGGAGTCAACGGCTTTCATGGATTTACTGCTAAATGGGATGAACATCCTGACAGAGATGACGAATGGCGTGAAGCAGAAATAGGCAGGATCGGAGAAGAAAGATTTAGACGTGAATATGGTTGTGAATTTTTGGTTTACGACGAAACACTTATTAATAGTATAAAGCTATCAACACTTGAAGGCAAAAGTCCTATGATGAATATGGGGCAAACACGTTGGTATCATAAGCCTGTACCAACAGAAAATTATGTAGTGGCTTTAGATCCAAGCATGGGTACAGGTGGAGATTATGCGGCCATACAGGTATATGAAGTGCCTAGTTACAAACAAGTTGCTGAATGGAGACATAATGAAACACCTATTCCTGCTCAGATAAGAATACTCAAAGATATATGTGATCATTTAAAATCAGAGATGAAAAATCAAGGCACAAATATATATTGGAGTGTAGAAAATAATTCTATAGGAGAAGCGGCACTAATTGTTATCAATGATTTTGGAGAAGAAAATATTCCAGGATTGTTTATCAGCGAACCTATGAGAAAAGGACATGTAAGAAAATTTAGAAAAGGATTTAATACTACACATAGCACGAAAATATCAGCTTGTAGTAGATTTAAAACTATGATAGAAAATGACAAGTTAGAAGTATCTAGCTCTCCTTTAATTACTGAAATGAAGAACTTTGTAGCAACTGGTACAAGCTATAGAGCAAAAGTAGGACAAACTGACGACCTTATAAGTGCTACGCTGTTGGCCATTAGAATGATGGCCGTTTTGAAGGACTGGGATCCCCGAGTATACAATTCCTTCAGCCAAGCAGAAGGCGATGATGTGATAGAACCGCCTATGCCTATCTACGTTACAGGCGGTTTAGGATAAATATTATTATGAAAAACCTTGACATTATAG